GTAATAAGTAATGATCAAGTAGCACTTGAATACAAAAGAATCATGTATAGACTTGGAGTTGATATTTCTTTACAGAAATCTCATACTTCTAAGAATATGTATGAATTTGCAAAAAGATGGTTTAAGGATGGGATAGAAGTATCGGGTATTCCTGTGAAAGGGTTCATCGAGAATTATAGTAAAGCTCATGTGTTATACATGAATGTCTTCACTTTAATCCACGATAGATCGTATCACACCATACCTTTTATATCTGTCCCGGATCTGGTTGTATCTCTTCTATCACGTAATCCCAAGACTATATTTAGAAAACATTTACGTAATCTAAAGAATAGACTTGAGTTACTGAATGCAATCCATAGGTATATCCATTTTGAGGATAAAGTCACTATTCGTGACAACCTCAATTTGCGTATAACCGATGGATTTACTCTTCCCCACGGACTTCAGTTTGATGAATTCATACTGGAAGCCGTGCGGAGAAGTTGCAATTCAATGCTAGAAGATAATACAAATCGAATATCAAAATATACAAATTCTGTAATAGAATTTTTATATTCTGAGTTCGATAGGTTGGCTGATCAGACTGGTGGTTACCGCCCTAGTATCATAGATCTTGGAAAGTTACCAACAATTGTAGCTCTCTTCCCTAAACTAAGGGAAGGAGTACAAAGGTTGATAACCCCAATGAACCATGGGGATATTAAGACAATTGTGAAGATCATCGATTTTGATGATCCACAACGTCTTAGTACTACTAGAGCAAGTACTCTACTTTATGGATCAGAGAGTAAATTGGTTAAACATATGTTTAATTCAATTGACCTCATGACCAAAGGAGTAGAGTTCACCATCACACCTGCTGGTAACCGAGCTATGCTCGCTATGCAGCAAATGCAGATGATGGCATCCCTAATCAATCCTCAAAATCCTATGGCACCACTTTCATTGGGTGTGATAGATCGTAACGATCTAGCTAATGCGTTGAAAGGTGGATTCACTTAATGGACTCCGAGGCCAGAGGGAAAGTTTGGACTGGGCAAACCCTTGTTAGGGCTACCATATCCTTATTTCCCGTTATATCGAGTTTTACCGGTGTTTAGCCGGGGCAGTTCGAATACGGTCTTAATTGATCGGGGGTGAACTGACCAAAATGGACCTCTATAG